GCGGCGCGCGGCGTGCCGGCTCGGGCACCGTCAGCGATGGACGCTCGTCGGGCGTGGCGGGCGTGGCCGGCGCGTACAGCTGTTTGAGCCGCTCGCTGGCCTGCGCCGACTTGCGCATCATGTCCTCGAGCTGACCCCGGATCTCGCGCACGCGCTGCGCCGCGCCGTCGATGCCGGCCTTCTCGCGTGCCGACCAGATCTCGAGCTGTCGGCCCAGGAGCTCGACCGCGTTGGCGTAGGCGCGCACCTCGCGCTCGGCCGCGCCGCGCTCGCCGCCGCTGAACAGCGCCGCCAGGCCGCCTTCGCGCAACAGCTCGAAGGCGCGGTTGAGCGCCGGCACCAGCTGGCCCGCGAACACGCGCGACAGGTCTTCGACGTTGCGGCGCAGCTGCGCGAACTCCTTGTTCAGGCGGTCGGCCTGCGCCACCTGCTCGGCGGTGACGGTGCCAGCGAACTGCGTCTGCTCGGCCAGCTCGCGCAGCAGCGGCCCGGCCTCGCGCACGCTGCGGCCGAACAGCTCCTGGACCGCCCGCGCCTTGTTGCCGTCGTCGGCAAAGCGCGCCAGCGCAACGGCCGTTTCGCGCAGCGCCAGCGCCGGGTCTTGACGCCGCAGCTCGGCGGCGTCGAGCCCGAGCTGCTCGAACAGCGCCGCGATGTCGCGGTTGCTGCCGGCCTCTTTCAGCGCGTTGTTGAACTTGACGAGCACGCCCGCCACGTCGTCGAGCGATCCGCCCGCGTTGCGCGCGACGTTCTCCAGCGCCGAGACGTTTTCGATGCTCGCGCCCGTCGCCTCGCTCAGGTCTTTGATCGCCAGCAGGCCGCGGTTGACCTGGCCGACGAACGCGGCGATGGCGCCGACCGCGGCGAAGGCCGCCGTCACGCCGGCGCCGATGCCGCGCAGCGTGGCGGCGACGGCGCCAAAGCGCCCCTGCATGTCGCGCGCGGTGCGCTCGACCACCTCGCCGGCGCGGCGCATGTCGGCCTGGAACTGGGCGATGTCGCCCACCAGCTTGACGCTGAGCGTGCTCAGGCTCACCGCTCGGCCTCCTGCGGCGCGCGGTAGTGCTGGATGGCCTCGAGCCGCCACAGCAGGCCCTCGAGGTCACGCACGCCCAGGTACTCGCACACCAGCGGCAGCCCCGCCCAGTCGATGCCGCCCATGCCGGTGCGCAGCAGGTTGTAGGCGGTGATGGCCAGCGTGTCCATCGCGTCGGGCTCGGGTGCGTCGTCGTGCTGGATGCCGTGCTGGCGGTCCAGCACGGCGGTCATGCGTTTCCCGCGTCGGCCCGCGCCTTGCCCGCGCGCTCGACCTGCGCGACGAAAGCCTCGAGCAGCTTGCGCAGCAGCTCGGGCTCGTCGCGCAGCCAGGCCTGCGCCAGCTCCGCGTCGAACTCGAGCGCGTCGTCGTCGCCCGCGGCGCCCACGATGTGGCGCGCCGTCACACCGCGCCAGCCCACCACGTGCGACAGCACGATGTCCACGTCGCCGCGGCCCGACATGGCCGCCAGCTCGGCGTACAGCGCGCGGCGCATCTGGATGGCCACGCCGTCGTCGCCGCATTCGACCCAGAAGCGCCGCTGCTCCTGCAGCGTGCGCAGCACGTCGGAGGGTTTCATGCGATCACGACAGCAGCACGAAGCCGCTGACCGTCACCGAGATGCTGCCCGTGCCCACCGCGCCGCGGTCCACGCTTTCGCCGGGGATCGACGGCTCGCCGTACCACACGCGCGTCGCGCCGCCCGGCAGCAGGATGCGAAACACGTGCTTCGCGCCGGCCTGCGCGGCCGCGATGACGGCCGCCATCGCGGTGGTGGGCACGTCCACCGCCAGCAGATTGATCGACACCGATTGCGGCGCGAGCAGGCCCGATTCTTCCTTCTTCACGATGTCGAGCAGCGTCGTCACGTCGAGCTTCTCGCTCTCGCCGCCGCCGATCTCGTAGGACGTCGCTTCGGCCAGCGTGTGCCAGGTCGCCACCGGCGTGAACGAGCACGAGCCGGTGAAGTCCGCGTAGCCGGTGGTGTTCAGCCCCGCGAGCTCGAACGTGTTGGTGGCCACGTTGGCGATCTTGACGGCCTGCCCCTCCAGTTGGGCCATGCCGCTCACGCCGCTGAAGTAGCCCACGGTGCCGTTGGTCATGCCGTGCGACGTGGACGTGGCCACGCCTGGGTTGGCTTTGGTCACCGCGGTGACGCTTTTGGCGCTGCCGTAAGTGGCCGCCATTTGCACGGTCACGCCGCGTCCTTTCACGTAGGGCATCTCACACCTCCATTTGCGCTATGTGCCCTCAGAGCGACGCCCCCGTCGCCTCCATGTGGGCGGTGATCAGCAGCGTGGCGCTCGCGTAGCGGGCGTCCAGCGCGTCGTAGTCGTAGCTGAGCGACGGGCGCGACAGCCCGGCGGGCACCGCGCCGCCCAGCGTGGGGTCGGTCATCAGCCGCGCATACACGGCCTGCACCAGCGCATCGAGCGCGGCGTCCACCGCTGCGCCGGCGCGCACCAGGCACTCGACGGCGATGCGCACCTGCCACACCGCCGTGTCGCCGAAGCCCAGCGTCTCCTGCTCGGGCTCGGCGCCCAGCGCGCCCACCACCACCGCCGAGCCGAGCGCTTCGGGCAGAGCGCGCGCGCGCGAGCGCCGCTCCACCGCCGCCGCCACGGCCGGCGCTTGTGCCAGCGCGGCGACGATGGCATCGACCACCTGCGTGACGATGCTCACGACGCCGCCTCCAGCCGCAGCTCCGAGACGCCGGTGCCGTCGGGCCGGTGCTCGACGACGGTGTACGTGGCCGAGCCCACTGTCAGCGTAGCGCCCACGACACCGGGCGGCACCTGCGCGCTGGGCAGCGTCAGGCGCGGCAGACTCGCCGCCATGCCCAGCGCACCGACGCCGGCCAGCTCGTGCCCGGCGTCGAAGATGCCGCGCACGGGCACGCCGTCGAGCAGGGCGTCGACGCCGAAGTCGGCGAAGAACGGGCGCAGGTCTTCGGCGAAGGCCATGGCCGTCGTCGTGCCGTGCGGTCAGCCCTCGGCGCTCGCCCGGCGCTTCTTGGTCGCCCTGGCGACTTCGTCCTCGGTCGCCAGGCGCGTGCGGCCCGCGCCGGTGAGTTCTTTGGCCAGCTCGGGCTCGACGTTGGTGAGCACGTCGCCCACCGCGTAGTGCTCGCCGTCGATCTTGACGGCGTCGATGACGATCAGGTTGACGTTCTTGGGTCCACTCATGGCGATCTCCCGCCCGCCGGCGCGGTTGCCGGCGGGCTTGCGGTTGTCGATTACGGCGTCAGCGCGTCGTCCATGACCGCAAACGCGCCCGGCTGGCGGCACAGCCAGTCGAAGAACTGGTTGAGCGTGATGCGCACCTGGCCGCTGGCGGCGAGCGTGTACGGGTCCACCGTCACGTCCAGGCCGCCGAACAGGCCCAGCACGAACATGCTCCAGTCGCTGGAGAAGATCACCGACGAGCACACGCCGTTGCTCGTGCCCTTGGTGAGGTTGCTCGGCACGTTGTTGGTGATGCCCACGCGGTAGCCGTTGAGCGGGCGCTCGCCACCGTCCCAGATGAACTGCAGGTTGGCGGCCTTCTGCGTGTTCTTGGCGGTGTTGACGGTCTTGGTGTTGACCAGGTAACCCGCGCGCTGCGTGGCCACCGCGTTGGCGTTGGCGCACGCGGCCTCCAGGCCCGTGATGTGCGACCACGCCAGGTTGGCGCCGTTGGTGCCGCCCACCACCGAGCCGATGCCCGAGACGTTGCGGATGCCGCGTGCCTGCGGCGAGCTGCCGGTGCCGTTGATGCCCTGCGCTTCGATGAGCACCGCCGCGCCGTCGACCAGGTCCTGGCGCAGCATCGCTTCGATGCCGATCTCGGCCTGGATGATGGCCTGCTTCGACGGCTCGACGTAGGCGGCCACGCGCTTGGGCGACAGCGTCGGCAGCGCGGTGGTGGGCTGCGTCTCGGTGGCGCCGGCCACTTCGGTCAACATCGCCAGCGTGCCGGCCACCGTCTTGCGCGGCACGCCCACGTTGGCGCGCAAGCCCGGCAGCACCGTCACGCCCAGGTCCACGAGCACGGTGGCCGCGCGCAGCACGTCGGTGAACATGTCGGCCATCACGGTCGTTTGCACCAGGTTGCCGGCTTCCGACGCGGTGCCCACGTTGAAATCGCGCTGCTGCATCGCGTCGCGGTTGACGCGGCCGCGGAACATGACGTCGGGCGGGATGAAGAAGCCCTCGGCCTCGCGGCCCAGCGTGCGTGCGATCTCGCGGCTGACCTCGCGCTCGAGACCCGCGTCGACGTTGGCCCCGGGGATCTGCGCCTGGATCGCGCGCAGGAAGCTGTACTGCTTCTGCTCGCGCGTGCTGGCGCCGAGCGCGGGCAGCGAGGTCACGTCGGTGGCGCCCGACTGCATGCGCTGCATGATCAGGTCGTTCATGCGCTGCGGATCGGCGCCCTCGGCGATGACGTCGGCCACGTCGTTGGGCTTGAGCCATTGGCCGTAGGCCTTGGCCAGGCGCTGGATGGTGGCCACGTTGGCCTTGAACGCTTCGTCGCCCTGCACGGGCTTCTCGACAGTCTGGGTCATGGGTTGCTCCATGCGGGGTTCACGGGGGGCGGCCGGCGCACGCGCCGGCGCGACGGTCTCGGCGTCCACGCTGCGGCCAATGCCCACAGTCATGTCTGCCGGGATGCTCACCAGGCTGCACTCGAGCGGCAGCCAGTCGGTGACGCGGTAGGTGGCGACTTCGGTGTCGCCGCGCTTTTCTTTGCTGATCAGTTCCAGCTCGCGGATCTCGTAGCCCACGCTGACGTTGACCCGCACGTCGTCGAGCGCGTCGCGCAGCTCCTGCTCGGCGCGCTCGCTGCGCCCGAAGCGCACCACGGCGCGGGCGCGGCCGCTCTTGGCGTCGAGCCATGCGCGCGTGACGACGCCGATCTGCGCGTCGGTGTCGTGGTTGCTCAGCAGCGGTGCGCGCCCGCTGGCCATCCAGCTGAGGTCGATCTCGCCGGCCTTGTGGCCCAGGATCTCCACGCCCCACCAGCGCTCGTAGGGCGCTTCG